GGGTCGTTTTTAGTACCACATCCATCATCAAAAATACGGATGCCATGCTTATCGAAGCCGCAACGGATATAACTGAAAAACTCTTCGCATCGACCATCTGGCGACAATGCATCTTTGCCAATGCAGCGGCGCGCATATGGGCTGTTCATTGTTCCGCACTTAGGACACGGAACTTGTTCGCCACTGCGTTTCGAACGTTGCGCTTCAGCCTCTTCCAGAATTGGGTCTTCATATAGCTGACCAAGCTCAAACATCGTGCCAGAGAAATCAAGAACAAGATGGTCTTCTTTATGATACCCGGCATCAATTTGCTCTTTCTTCAGCAAGCGCATTCCGCGACCAAGCAACTGCACAAGAAGAGTGAGTGACATTATTTTTCGCAATATGACGCTTGTATCCCAGAGGGGGATATTGACGCCGGTCGTCAAGCAACCAATTTGAAAAACATATTTAATCTTGCCAGTGTATGCGTCTTTTAACGCCTTGCGTCTGGCTTTCATACCCATATCTTCAGTGACGATCGCATAACTTCCTTCAGGTAAATATTTTGCCGCCTCCTGACAGTGCTTCTTGCCAGCGCATGTAATCAATACGCCATTTCTGTTTTTTGTCAGCTCCATAACCTTGAGCATGATTTTCTGCGTCAATGTACCTTGCTCAAGGATTTCTTTTTGCATCTGCTTGAGCTGCTCGGAAGTAAAATCCTGCGTGCCATCACTTCCTGACGCTTCAAATGCTGACAGGTCGTAATGCAAATCATCAATGTCATGCAGACCAAAAATCGTAGGCACAAGAAACCCAATATCAACAAGATATTTGGTATCAATGTTTACTATTTCATGCTTCCAGTAAGCACCCTTAATCGAGTCGGTGCCACGAAACGGGCTACCTGTGTATCCAATAACAATGACGTTGTGACCGTATTTAGCCTTACATCTGCGGTTAAGTTCAGTCATGATGACGCCATATTGCGTTTCAGGACTTTCGCTTACCACGTCCTCCCAGTTCATCTGGTGGCATTCGTCAATAAGGATATAGCGAGGGCAAAAATCCGAAAGCGCACCTTTAGAAAGAATATTACCTGAGTCGTCATTCTTATCGAAAAGACCATTTATTATTGTTCCCTCCGTGCCAGCAATAAGCGGATATGCCGTTGACTTTCTGCCAAGAGACGCGCTAAATAGTGAGTTTTTAACACTCAGATTCCAAAGTTCTTCCGCATCCTGCTCAATAATTTCCCCTTGTCTGGCAATAACAAGACCTTCCCACCCCATATCCTGAAAGCGTCGCGCAATCATGGCAATCATAATGGTCTTTCCAGCACCTACCGATGCGGTAACGAAACTTGGCTTAGGGTCTTTTCCGAACTTGCGGATAACTTCAGCCGTCTTTTCATAAACCAGCCATTGATAAGGTCTTGGCTCAATCTCACCCGTATGAACAACTGACCGCAATTTGTTTATATCCAGCTCCGCAATCATTGCGTCTATTTTATGCGTCATAGCAACTAACCTTTGTTGATGTTTCTACGTCAGTTAGCTTATACTCAATCTACACCAACAATCAAGGGTCAATTTATGAGATACGACTGGAAAGACATTGAGCCAAAAATGATCGGAAACTGGCAGGCCGCCATCATGTCTATCGTCAATGTGGATAGCAGAGTTTTCAATGGCAAGCACCAGCCATGCCCGTCATGTCTTGGCAAAGACAGGTATCGCTTTGATGACAACTTCGAAACAAAAGGCGATGGCGGTGCAATCTGCAATCAGTGCGGTTCCGGCAGCGGAATGAACTGGCTGATGAAACTCTCCGGCATGAACTTTCCCGAAGCACTTGAGGCGCTAGGTGGATTCCTGAATATGCACCCACGCGAAAAGCTGGAGGCAATCAGGAAGGAGTTACCGAAGATAAATTACAACGATGACTTCATCACCGAACAGGAAGTCGCCGCAATCATGGCTAAAACAACGCGTGTCGCAATGAATGAGTGGACTTTGATAAATGGTATTGGTTGCGACATTAACGTCGTCAGAGGTAAATCTGGGGAGCTTATTGCTGTTGAACTGATGCGTGCTGACACAATGAAGCCGTGCAACGTGGCATTCATTGGCATGGATGATTATTCATTCAGAACGTTTTTCCGTGCTGGATACGACAAAGACTCAGCTATCAACGGAAAGCTCACGCGCGGAGCGATAAGCCCAATCGGAGAAGACAACGGAAAGTTCATTTACCTGGTATCTGATTATGCCGATGCGTGGAAGTGCCATTACTTCACTGGCGCTCATGTCTGGTGCTGCTGGTCGCCGGAAAATATGTGGGAAGTGGTGCGTTCTGTTAGCGATGAGACGAAAGCACGGTTACGCTGCATAGTTAATTATAAATTTGACGAACTTTGCGCTGCGGAAAACGCAGGACTACCGGTGATGCTGCCTGATGATGCTGACACAATCAGGATGGCAAAGAGAATCAGGAGAAAAATTTATGACGCTGGCGAGTTGATAGGTAAAATGTCAGTAAGCAGATAACAAAAACCCTCCGATTGGAGGGTTTTTGTTATTCATTAAACTCTGGCGCTTCAGGCCAGAAGTGCTCAGGTAAGATTTTTAGTTCGTGTGCTCTGCTTATCTTAAACATCATCATAACACCAATATGCAACACGCATTATTTCAACCAAATCATTTGATGATAAAAACTTATTGCCATTATAAATTGCGTGGATTCTTTCACCATCAACAGTTAATGCCACAACATTTCGTCCTATTTGTGGTCTCCACAGATAGCAATCAAACCATTCAACATCATACCAATCATCTTCTGGAATCATTTCAACCTCGGATTAATGTGGACAGTATTACCAATAAAAACGCAGTAACCATCCTCTTCAAGTGATGGTAATACACTTGATCTGAGTCGGTCATAAATTTTAGGTATACCTTTGAATGGTCGCACGTTTTTAAGTGAATCATAAAGCCACTTCACCGTTACGTTTGTTTTTCCTTTCTGAGCGGCAGAGCGTAGCTTTTCGGCAACAACATCAAATTCAGAACGCTCGCCAGCATATCCATTTGATTCCACGGCGTCGGTGAATGTTTTTGTCAGTGCGTCATAAACACTGATAGCTCGACTAATTTCATTCTCACCGATAATCTTTGAACGCTTTCCTCCATCGCACCAGTTTTCAGCAGCGTGAAATATTGCTGCCAGACGGATTATTTGCTTATCAGCTTTACCCATCGCGCCACGAAGAAGAACGTGGTCCCACTTACCGCCGGGAAGGAAGTTTTTCTCCCACTGATTTCGTAACAGGCCGATCATTCTTGCTGAGTCATTGTGAAGCGTCAGTTTTGTTTTTTCTGCTGACACAACATTATGTATAAATCTTGCATATTCCGACCTCAAGCTGTCTGGCATTGGCTTGCTTACAGGGCAATCATTAACCATGTCCCAGTGTTCGCGATAGCCAAGCATTGATTGCTCGCGCAACATCAGGAAACGCTCAGAAAGCCCGTTACCCCTGTCGCCAGCGGCAAGAATGGCATCAATACTTTCATCCTGCGCAATCACACTTATGTTTCCAAGAACATAACCAGATGAAACGCCACGACCAACACGAGCAGAACCAATAAATCCACCATCCCAGCCCTTCAGGATTACTTCGGCGTTTGCCTTTCCACCTTCTTTTCCGTAAGAAAGGCCAAGGCAGGTGTTAAGAACGCTTGCCTCGTCACTTATCAGATTAAAAAAACCACCTTCATGAATGGCCTGATGCTGGACAGCCTCCGGCGTTGCATCCGTCAGTGGATATGTAATCGTATAAAGCTCATCCAGCTTCTCCTTTTCGCGAGCAATATCGTCGCCGATTAGTGCCTTTGCATTCTGGTTGCTGGCCTCCTTGTATGCCTTCATCAACTCTTCAATGCGAAGATTTATTTTTATGATCTGCTTTTCCATATTTTTGGAAAGGTTGTCATATTCAATCTTCACCGGATTCATATGCATTGAGTTGATAGCGGTTTTCCCTGCTGATGGAGGCTGAGAAGTAACCACGTAAAGAGAAACTGGAAGTTCTGAATGGTAATACTCAACGCTAAAGTTTCTCGTCATTGCGCTGGCAACGCACCCAAGTAAATGCATGAACGATGTATTTATTGGGAACTGAACGGCACGAGCTGCAGCGATTGCATAACGAGACAGCAAATCAGTACGGTGCTCACTGGTGAGTTCTGTTTCTGAGTACGTTACATCACGCTCCTTGCCTTCCTTGATGTCAAGCCACATGTTTGAGCTTGGTGTCATGCCATGATGGAAGGCAACACGAGCCGGAGATACTTTTAACTCCCTTGCTTCATTGAAGATATCTTGCGCTGTGATCATTTAAACCTCGTACTCTGTTTCAAATTTCTCATGAGGATTTTCTGATAACCATTCCTTGGCTCTCAAAACTGCAGCGTTTGCTTCCTCTGCCGTTTCAAACATACCAAGCTCATATCTTTTCTTGAGTACCATCACTCTCGCTCTGAATTTTTTTGATGCCTTGTGGTAATCAACACCGTAGTATCCAGTGGTTGATTTTGATGATGCAACCCACCCAGCACCACGACCTTGCTTGTTTAATTTACGCTTTAACAATACGCCATGATTGCTCATTTCCGCTCCAAAATCAATTATTTCCCCAAAAGACTACCACCAATTCCCCAGCATTGCAACACAACCAAAAGCGCCAAAAGGGGTAAATTGGGTTAACGTGGGGCAACCAACCTGCCCCACGGAACTTTACTCTAAGTATATGTAATATAATAAAATTATTATTATTTGGGTTAATGGGTAATATTATTATTCATATTATAGATAGTAATTAACATAATATTAACAAATGGATTATTTGAATATATTTATAAGGGGATGGGTATGAAATCTGCCCCTTTTACCCACGAAAAATAAAAAACATTCAAATCAATGATTTACGATGAAAAACGTGGGGCAACCAACCTGCCCCACGACCTGCCCCACGGGCAAAAATTTACCCCACGAGCACGTTTTTAACGCGTTCATGTTGACGTAGAATCATCGTTGATGTAGATTGAACTCATCGAAACAAACGAGGGTGAAGAGATGAGTAATAAAAATCCGAGTTTCAGCGCATCGATGAAAAGCAAAAGTGGTGATGACATCATGATTTCAGCCAAGTTTAACCGTGTAGAGATGGAGGCTGAGAATGACTTCATGTTTATGACAACGGAACAGGCAATCGAACTTGCAGGAATTCTTGTATCAGCTGCCGAAGTAGCAAATGAGCAGTTAGGGTTAATGCAGCAACAGAAAAACTAAATGAGGAATCAGCGATGAAAAGCAAAGACCGCGAAGAATTTGAAGATGCACAAGCCATGGCACGCATTGCAGTTAACCGCGCAAACAACAGCATCCCAGCAGAAGCATTCTGGAACGCAGCAATGCAGGCTTTAATCTCAGCGTATGGGTTAAGCAAATGACAGGAGCAGCATTCGAGCTTATCGCCAGTCTGGTTATCGTGGCATTCATCATTATCGCAGTGGCAGTTTCTAAATCAGGTTATAAGGAGTAATAAATGGCAAAGACTATCTATCGTCGCGAGAAGCTGGAACAAGAACTCGGTCACGTTGGCGCGCAAAACTTTATGAGTAAGCAGGCACGCAATGCAATGGAATCTATCCGCGTAAATCGCGTTGTGCGCGTGTTTAATGGTAAAGGTAAACGCAGAGTAATGGATGAGCTGATTATCGTATTCTGACATCGATTCAGTGCTATTATTTTTAATGGTGATGATATGGCAAAAGTAAAAACATACGAGTTCTGGTTTGCTCAGAACAAAATGTATGCGAGCAAGACAATCAAGCGAGCGCACTGGTGGAATAAGTGGTTAATCATGTCTGGCTGCATCGTGCTGGCAAAGTGCAAATTCAAAGCGATTGACATCACAGATGAGGATGCGCTCAAAATCGCAAAGATTGAGTTTGAAGAAGATGGCTATTACGAAGAAATTATGGGGGTTAGGGTATGAGTGAAGTTAAGCGTTATGACATGAGAGTTGCAACTGGTAGCGTTGAGTCTTACGACTCGGCAACTCTTGAATACGACTACCTAAATGACCAGATTGAATACTGGAAAAACAAAAGCATCAATATCACTGAGCAACGCAACGAGCTGGCTGTGGAGAATGCGGGGCTGAATAAATTCATCACTCAGAGTTGCTACGTGTTTGATGGCGAGCAGCATGAAATATCAGATGCTTATATCTGCGCTACAGATGGCGGAATGCCAGAAACCCAAACAACAGACGCTTTTCTTAATGACGTACTGGTGAAGTCCCGCAAGGAAGGAGCTTACTTTGTAGCGAACAGAATGCTTGCTGCATGGGATGCTGGTTTTATTGATGATACCGCGAAGAACGCCGCTGATATTGCCCGGATGATCCTTACCTCCACAGAGTTTATGGCTGCTGCGCCGGAAGGGGATTTTGACCGCTCGTTCGCTGATGGCGTACTTGAAGATATTGCCGCCCAGATTCGCAAAGGAGTGCAGTCATGAGCGATTATTTAAAGCCTGGTGAGATTCGCTGCTGGTCGTGCAAGCAGTGGATGTCGAATAACGAGTTTCAGAATGCTGATGGATATTGCGTTCATTGCGACGCGCCAATTGATGTTCTGGATGAGCCGTATATTGATATTCAAGAGGCAGCCCAATGAAAGCACTCAACAAACAGGTACACCAAACTGAAAACGAGCGCATGGCTCAGTCTCTGGCAGAAAGAAATGGCGAACCAGTTGAAGGTTTGCGCCAGCGCATTTCAGAGCTTGAAGAAATCGCCAATGACTACGGAATGAAGTTCCAGAAGGCTCAGGACGCTTTAAAGCATCAGGCTCTGCTGCATAAATCTCAGTTGGAAGCCGCAGAGAACAACCTCATTGATAGCGAATGTCATGTTGCTGAACTGGAGGAAGCTCTACGTGATAAACAGGCGTTACTTGAGGTGCTGGATAATTCCCTCTGCGAACTCCTGCCCGGAACTCAGTACATGGATCCTCCAGATGGTGGCAGCGTTACACCACTGGAACAAGTGCGACGGATGGTTGCTGACTACCGGAATCGGATTGCAGAACTGGAGGCGCGGACGTTCAAACCAGTTATGTTCATTGACGGCGATATTTCACCTGCTGACGCCGACAAGCTGGCTTCTGTAATTCGAGGGTTCAACGAAGAAACAGAAACTCCAGCAGCAAGAATGGCGAGGATTATTCGCGAAAATCCACATCCAACAAACATGTGCGATATGCCAGCCGCTGGCATTGGCGTGAAGGGGGAGTGAGATATGTGGGTATTAATTATCTGGATGATTGGCAGCAGCCCATCAATCGCCACTCAGGAATTTAACTCAGAATCATCATGCCGAGCCGCATTTGCTGAAGTAAAAAAGGTAAACGACGGTGGGGTATATCTTCGTGGCGCATGTACGCCAAAGGACTAACCATGACAACTAACAACCACCCGGCGCACGGTCCTGTATCACTCGATCGCCTGCACCAGATACGCGAAATACTCAGCAAAGCATCAGCACAAAGCGACGGCGGTAATCTCGGCTACGCAATGGCTGATGCTGTGAAGGCGATTGATGAAGTGCTGGTAGCGAGGAATGCGGAGCCGGTTTTTTTCATTGAGATTGAGGGCGACGACTGGATTCAGGCTGGCAGGATTCCAGGCAGTACATTTGACTTTAATAACCTGCCAGACGGTATCAATAAGCTTTTCGCTACCCCGCCAGTGCCGGTAGTGCCGGATGAAAAGTGTGATGATGACGGTAACACCACGTCTGAGTTTGATTACGGCTGGAACGCCTGTCGCACCGCCATGCTTCAGGGTAAAGCTGAACCTGCAAGCGAGCCTTGCAAGTTGCGTGAGCAGGTACGCCGTGAACATGCAGCATGGTCACTGGCTACTTTCGGGGATGTCGGCCCAGTTGGTCCGCTGAAGCACCTTTCCAAAGAAGCGCTCGAGGCCGCTGCGGAACCAGGCGACCTTAGCGAATGGGCTGACATGCAATTCCTGTTATGGGATGCGCAACGTCGTGCCGGTATCAGTGATGAGCAGATTACCCTGGCGATGGTAGAAAAGTTGGCGGTTAACAAACAGCGCGAATGGCCTGAGCCGAAAGATGGTGAGCCACGACTGCACATCAAGAAGGCTGGCAACTCTCCGGTAACTCTTGATACATGGATTCCGGTAAGCGAGCGGATGCCGGAAAAGGGACAGGAAGTGTTGTGCACAGACCAGTTTCATAACTACGAAACAGCACTGTACGACATAGGTTACATACCAGGACCACCATTTTTCGCGACAACAGCTGGGGAGTTTCATCCAACCCACTGGATGCCACTGCCAGCAGCACCGAGGCAGGAGGATTTATGATTAACCGCAAGCGCTACTCAAAAGGCGCAAAAGTATTTCTTGCAATGTATGTGGTGACATTTATCGTAATTGTTGCTGCTATGGTGCATGTGCTATGAAAACCACAAAGCAGAAAGTATGGCACAGTGCAAAGCAAAACGGCCTGGACGAATTTATCACAAAGGTAGCAAAAGCATTTCCTGATGCGATTGAGGTCGTTGTTATCGAGACGCCAACTAAAACGGAGTGGGCATATGCAAAAGAGCAGTAATCGCATGGCATGGTGTTTGTGCTTAGCATCAGCAGTAGTCACTTGCATCTGGATTTACATGCTTGCTCACTGGATGCTATAATCAAGAAAACATCACCTCACATCACCTTTTAACCCTCCTTGTGAGGGTTCTTTTTTATCTACGCCAGTGTGTTAAAATCATGGTATGTGAATTACTCAAAGAACACATAGACATGGCAAATCCAAACCCAAAACACAAATTTTCATCTACAAATCAGCCGCCACCCAGAGGAAAAAGCTACAGAGCAGTTCTCCTTGAGGCATTACGTGCTGCAAACAGCCCGATGAATGAAGTTGAATTCGTTACCTATTACATCAACCGCGCGATGACGTGCGATGACGCTCAGGCTACAGGGATGCTGCGTGAAATATTCCTGCGCCTCAACCCGATTCCGAAACCTGTTGCTCCACCGATTGAATTCGACTTCCCGGCAGATGGAAATCCCGTCGAAAAGATGGACGCTATCATCAAAGGCGTATCAACTGGCGCTGTTCCTGCTGATATCGGCAAGATGATGGCTGACATTATCAAGTCTGGGCTGGATATTCAGGAAGTCACTGAACTGGCGCAGCGCCTTGAGCGACTGGAGAAATTACTGGAGCAGCAGAATGGATGATGAAGCAAATAAATATAAATCAAAATGTGATGAGGTGCTATTGCCACGCAACAGCAGTAGTCGCGGCGTTACATTTGATAAAGCAATGACGGATGAAGAGGTGATGGATGTTTTGCAGGGGTTAATCAATGGCTCGTAAACGCCTATCAGCCCTGGCAATAGAAAAGCTGGAGGCGCAGGTTGATGATGTGCTGACTGAAGTTGCTGAGTCAGCCATTTTCGGCATCTGTGATATGCAGAAGAGCGTCGTTAAGCGCCTCAGAATGACCGCTACAGGCGTGGAGGATGTTACCCATGCAACCACGCAGGCAGACCATTTAATCCCCGCAAAACTGGAGAGGCTGCTTTATCCGAAGCCATGGAAGGTTGTATATGGCGGCCGTGGTTCGGCAAAGACTCGCACGGTGTCGACAATCCTTACTGAGTCGGCAAGATTCAAATCTGAACGTATCGGGTGCTTCCGCGAGATTCAGCAATCAATTGAAGACTCCAGCTATCAGGAACTGGTGGATGAAATTGATCGCAAAGGAGAATCAAAAGAATATCGTTGTATTGATGGCAAGATTACCCACAAGAAGACTAAATCAAAGTTCCGTTTCCGTGGCCTTTATCGAAACGTGACTGGCGTTAAGGGTTTCGCTGGCATCACGAAGGCATGGATTGAGGAAGCTGAAAACGTCAGTCAGGCATCGTGGGATATCCTTGAACCTACCGTGCGCAACCCCGGTGCTGAGATATGGGTGACATTCAACCCCAACAAAGAAACCGATGCCACATGGACGCGATGGGTTGCCCCGTGGCACAACAAAATGGTCAACGGAATTTACGAGGATGATGAAATACTCATCATTGAGTGTAACTGGACCGATAACCCATGGATGACAGAGGAGTTAATCCGCTCAAAAGATAAAATGAAGCGCGTCGACTTCGATCGCTATATGTGGATATGGGAAGGAAAATTTAACAAACGTAGCGACGAGCAAGTTTTCGGCGGCAAATGGCGTATTGATAACTTCGAGGTCAAATCTGAATGGCATGGGCCATATTTCGGGATGGACTTCGGGTTTTCCACTGATCCCACCGCAATGGTTGAAGTTTACATCGAAGAATTACCAGGTGGACGGCGCAACATTTATATTAATCGCGAATATGGCAAGGTTGGGCTTGAGATTACTGATACGCCAGCCGCGATGGAGCAATCATTCCCGATGGCTAAGCGCGCGCGATGGTATGCAGACTGCGCTCGACCTGAAACTATCAGCCACATCAAGCGTTCTGGATTCGATATTCACCCATGCACAAAATGGCCGGGAAGCGTTGAGGATGGCGTTACGTGGCTGCGTGGGTGCGATAGTATCATCATTCACGAGCGGTGCAAGGAAATGCAGAATGAGGCGGCAATGTACAGCTACAAAGTCGATAAGCTGACAGGGAATGTGCTGACTGATATTGTTGATGCATATAACCATTACTGGGATGCGGTTCGTTACGCACTTAATGACCACATCGTTCAGCGCGGTAGCGGTATGCTAATCCGACGCAGGCGATAAAAATAAAGCCCGCGTTTGCGGGCTTAAAGCTCATCTCTCAATCTGGATATATCACTCACAGCTGCATACATGTTTGATTTAATGCGTTCAGACTTTTCATCTCTGCATCTGTCTTTTATTATCGAAATGGCAATATTGAAAGCCTCAATTTTTGCCTCTCTTATCGCTTGATTTCTTGGTTTCACTTTCGCCTTCGGCATCTCACGAAGGCATTTTGGCATGTAATTAGTAGGCATTTGATGGGTAGTAACCTTCTTTGATGCCAAGCATCTTTGCGATTGTTGGGCCAACTTTCTGGGCGGTAACGATGCCAAATTTAACGTAGTCAGCACCATAAGTTTCTGTAATGTACGCTTCGCACTCTTTTTTAGTCTCAAACATTTCTCTTGTTCCTTAATCTCTTTTCGATAAGATGATTCTACATCACCGGTATATCTACGTCAACATTTATTATTGTTGTTGATAAATACGCATCACCACACTTGACCAATCTACACCGAGCGCATAGTATATCTACATCAGGCTTACCGGAGATATCACTATGCGCAGCTACGCAGGATTTACACAGGAGGAAAAAGAGCAGGTTTATTCGCTGGCGCGAGCTGGTGTGCCTGACGAGGTGATTTGTCGTCGGTATGACATCGACGAGGACTTCCTGCTTCGAGTCATTGATGATGTTTTTGTGAACCTGCAAGAGAAGCGCGGATATAAGGGTATCTGCTGCAAGAATGATTTTTTGAGAGGGTGATGTGATGACCACAATTGCATGGGACGGGATTACGATTGCGCATGATAGCCAGGCTACTGCTGGAAGCCTTGTTATGGCTAATCAGGTTAAATCATTTATCGTAAATGCCAGTGACGCATTGTTTATTCGTGGAGAGTTAGCAAAGCTGATTGTTTGCAGTGGAACGGCTGGTGATGAGCGATGGGGTGCGCACTTCATGCGCAATAGCTCAGTTGATGACATTCTTGAATTACCTGAAGAACTGACATTTAATTTGTGGGTGTTTACTGAGCGCGGTAACTGCTACGCAATTCATAAATACCAAGGGAATAAGCACCCATCAGTTTACGTGATAATCCCGCCATTCGCATCCGGTAGCGGCAAAGACATAGCGATGACTGCAATGTATTTGGGGCAGACGGCTGAGAAGGCCATTATCACTGCGTCGGTACTTGATGCTTACACGGATTCAAATGTTAAATGCTATGACTTTGTTCATGGCGCTACTGATAACGAACTTTGCTGAGGTGAGTGATGATTATTGAAAGAGAAGATGGGTTTTTAGCAAAAGATAAAACAATTTCATACATGAGTGGCGAGATTGACGTTGAATCCGCTGAAACGCTCGGTACTGAATTCATTTCGCTGTATCAATGTGGAGAGCAGGTTGCTATGACAAAAACGCAGGCCACCCAACTCATCGCAGTGCTTCAGAAATGGGTTGATGGCGGGGAGGTGGAGTGATGGGGATGGATAGTAGAACAACCTTGGCACATCTGCTTAAAGAGATTGATGGGTTCTCATGGCCTGAATTTTCTGGTAATGCAGTGTGCCAATATGACGGAGAAGTGAAATTCTCAAATGAATTATATGCACAGCATGGTGGGGCGTTTATCGTCATGCCATTTATTGAGGATACAGATGTGAAGGTTAATCCATTGAGGTTACTGCCATCACATCACTCATGCTCAAAGGAAGAATTTTACTCGCTATAGACACCACCGCACCATGCTATAATCCCTCCATCGTGAGGGATTTTTTATTGGTGACATATGTCCAAAATTGATGCTTTAAACGCCTATATACGCGATCGCGTGGCGAACAATAATCGGGCGCTCCAGCAGCAGCGGCTTTGTGCTGGTGGGAAGAATCTTGACCAGAAGCACGACAGACTCTGGACGGAATGCGGCTACCCGCAGGAAATCACCGCCGAGATGTTCCGCTATGCCTACGAGCGACATCCAGCCGCCGCCGCTGGTATTAACCGCATTATTAATAAATGCTGGCAGAAATACCCAGAAGTGGTTGAAGATGGCGAGGATGACAAGAACTCAACGCAGTGGGAATTGTCCATCAATGACATGATGAAGCGCGCCTATCCGTTCATCAAGGAGGCTGACAAGCGCAACGCCATCAACCGTTATTCCGCTATTATCCTTCAAATCCGCGACGGTAAGCAGTGGAGTGAGCCAGTAGACATCACCAAAACCCGCCGCATTAAAGATAAATCCATAGTTCGCTTTATTCCAGTATGGGAAGAGCAGCTCCGCGTCAGTGCATTGAATAATGATGAAGCCAGCGAAGATTACGGAATGCCTGAGATGTACGAATATCAGGAAAGCGCCGTGGAGGACTTCGACAGTGATGGCAAACCCGAGCGTTCAGTGCAGATTCATCCTGATCGCATTATCATTCTGGCTGAGGGCAGCTTTGATGGCAGCATGTTCAGCGGCATCCCGATGTTGCGTGCTGGTTACAACAGCCTTATCGACATGGCTAAAGTTTCCGGTAGTTCTGCGGAAGGTTTCCTGAAGAATGCAAGCCGCCAACTGGCTGTTAACTACACGAAGGACAACGTAACGCCAGCAAGCCTTGCTCAGTCGATGGGTGTCGATATTGAAGAACTCACCGACATCATGAATGAGAACATCGAAGCTCTGAACTCAGGCATCGACGCGGCTATGTTCACAATGGGCGCGGATGCGAAGGTTCTAGCTGTGACGCCAGCCGACCCGAAACCGACATGGGAAGTGGCTGCCAACCAGTTTGCTGCATCAATGGCGCTTCCGTTCACCGTCATTTTTGGTCAGCAAACTGGACGCCTTGCAAGCGACGAAGACAAGATGCAGGAGGCGATGACCGCCAAGCAGCGCCGAGAAACATGGGTTGATCATGTCATCTCAATGTTTGTTGAGCGCATGATTCAGTTCGGCATTGTCGATAAAGCACCGGCAAATGGTTATAAGGTTAAGTGGGATGACCTGCTTGCCCCGTCCGAACTGGATAAAGCTGAGTTGCTGGCTAAGCTCGCCACTGCGAACAAGTCGTTCTTTGATGCTGGTCAGTCTGCGTTGCTGACAGTCGATGAAGCTCGCGGCATGGTTGGTATGGAGCCAATTAAGCTTGACGAAAGCTATCGCGAAGACACACCGCCGGAAGATGAAAATGAAGATATTCCGGTTTAACGCCAGACTCCCACAACCGCGCATATCGCAAAGCCTGACAGACCCGTTAGGCGCTGCGTCTCGCCTGTCTAAGATGGATAAGGTGATAACGCGCAAATACAAACAACTCAGAACTCGTGCGCTTGAGTTGTTTCGCACCATTCCTAGCAGTCAGGCCAACACAGAATCAAGCGGTCTGTATTTCTATGATTTCAGTAGTGCACGCGCTGCGACATTTATGGATGAGTTGCAGGCGCTGATTGACGAGATTCTGCTTGAAGGTGACGATTTCGGACACGGCAGGATGTGGGCCAATGTATTCATCGGTGATGCGTATCAAGCAGGCACGCAGAAGGCTAACTCAGAACTGTCAAGCCTGTCTCCGGTTTATGCTGAACAGCGACCGATTGCTGCAATACTCTACAGTGAGCCTTATATGAATAGGCTGCGGTTGGCGTACACAGCCGGATACTCAGACTGGCGCGGATTGAGCGATTATTCCCGTCAGCAGCTGGCATCAGTCATTATGGAAGGTATTGCCCGTGGCGCTAATCCCCGCGATGTTGAAGCTGATATCGTTAAGCGCGTGGATGTGTCTCACAGCTACGCGAAACAGATTGCGCAGACAGAAATCACCGGAACACTACGGCAGGCAAACAGGCGAGAAGTCATTGAGGCGCGCGAAGAATTGGGCATTGAGACGGTGATGCTGTGGCAATCGGCATTGATGCGCACGACTCGCCAGACCCACGCGGCGCGACACGGACGTTTTTACACGCCAGAAGAGATTGACACGTTTTATAGCGAGAATGGCAATAGATATAATTGCCACTGCGCTCAAACTCCAGCATTGTTAATGGACGGTAAGCCTGTAATTCTTGAATCGTCGCAGGAAAGGCTTGATAAGCAGCGCGAGGCATGGCAATCGGCAAACAAAAAGCCCTCTAAGTGAGGGCTTTGATTTATCTTATCAGCATACACAGAACAAATATTATTATCGCATAGCACAATATCTCTACGACGCTGAATATTGTTTTAATCATCCAGTTTCACGCCGGGAATTTTGCCCGCTGCGATGGCGTCGTAAATGAATGTGGCATCATTAATTCTCGGGTCGTCACCATAATCAAACATTAACAATTCTTTTATCTTCTCCACTGCTGCTTCTCGCTTCCTTTCTGCTTCTGTACGGATGGGTCTGAATTTTAGTGAATCGCCACATGATGAAAAGTGGATATACTGCACACCTTCAAATGTGTCACAAAGCATAACAACACCCTGAGTGCCAACAATATAATCAATCTTGCACTTCCACCATGTCCCACCTCCATTAAGAGAGTATTCACACTCACACCCAACTGGCGGCAGACCTTCGCCGTTCCATGCTGAATTTTTCGATGCTGCGAGCGCTGCTTTGTATTGCCAATAGGTTACTATCGACTCCTTATGGTCGGAAGATAATGGAATAGCCACTTCTCCGCACCAGAAATACATAAGGATATTCCCAGTGTGATGTTTCCATGAGAACCCATCGTAGTGTGGGTCATTCGTGTCCCATACGCACAGTGAACCGTCATTATCTTGAGTAATTGACAGCGCGTTTTGAGGCCACCCACCACGCTTAGGTAATTCTTGAACTAACAGGTCGATAAGTTTCATTTTGTTTCTCCCAATGCCTTATTAACCGCCGAACGCGCATTATCCAGAGCGCGACGCTTGCTTGATGTTGTCCAGACTTTGCCGGAGTGGTCATCGTAGATTTCCAGTAGTTGTTGGAGTGCCGATAGCATAGCCTTGTTATTGTCGTGGCAATAACCAACAGAAAAGCCATGCCATAACTTATCCTTTTCGCTATCTGTCATATCGTTGAATCCAACTGAATCAAACCACTCACTAAATAATTGGTACACTTCGCGCTGCGTCATCATCAACCTCACATAAGCCATTGACCGTGGCAATCAATCCATGAAATCCATCGAGATACAGTCCATGCGCTTGTGTCGCCGCATGGAGTTGTGCAGGTAAACTTCCCTTCTTTAAATAAAATGCGCTTTACATTCATTTCCATCACCAACCTCACTTAATATATTCAACAATCTCAACTTCACGCATCTGCACAAGGCCAAATGGTGCAACCACCTTGCCGCACGGACGGATTTTGATTTGCTCAATGCTGAACACTCCGCAGCGTCCGTTTTCTTTGAATTTGACCATTACCATAATCACACCTTTATCTGGCAAGAATCCACACATGCTTCAGTGCGGAGATAAACCTGCCAACCCTTGTTTTCCCTTTCAAATTGACCAGGTACATATTTGAAACTGAAGATTTCGCTCCATCACATATCATTGTTATTGCGGTTTTATTTCCATCTTTGAGCCTTGTGAATACCATCTCGCCCTGCCCGGTAAGACTTAGCGTATTACTTTTTTTGTTAAGTTTTATCTCCATCTTCATCACCTCATTCGTCATTTGATGTAGATACTATGCACCACCTCTCAATCTACGTCAATAGCCATTGTGATAGAATTAATCATTATTTGAACAGGAGGCAGAATGAAACTATCGCAACGCGGCGCGGAGGCTCTCGGAATCACCGATGCCGTGGATATATCGCCTTACATCACCACTAAGACAACGCAGAATCAGTTTGATGCACTGACAAGTCTTGCTGCCGACATCGGCATTGACTCGTTCCGCAAATCAACGCTTCTGAAGAAACACAATCTCCGCTGCTTCTCATGTGTCGTCGCGCACTTCATCGTGTGGGGCGAGAAGACTGGCGACAAAGCAAAACGCAAAGCTGAAAAAGAGGTTTACTGGTATGGCTATTAGCAAAAACATGAAGGCGTTTCTGGATATGCTGGCGTACAGCGAGGGCACGGATAACGGGCGACAGAAAACCAATAATCATGGTTATGATGTGATTGTCGGCGGTTCACTGTTTGCCGACTATTCCGATCACCCACGCAAGCTGATTAGCCTGCCTAAGCTGGGCATAAAATCCACTGCCGCAGGGCGCTATCAGGTGCTGGCTAAGTTTTATGACGCGTACAAAAAGCAATTGCGTTTACCGGACTTCTCCCCCGCATCTCAGGACGCCATCGCAATGCAGCTAATACGTGAATGCAAAGCCACCGCTGATATTGAGGCTGGTCGCATTGCTGACGCTATCCATAAATGCCGCTCCCGCTGGGCTTCACTGCCTGGCGCTGGATATGGTCAGCATGAGCAGAAATTGGATAGGCTGATTCAGGTATACAAAGAGGCTGGCGGAGCTGTGGCATGAAAAAGCTAAGCAACTGGCTGCTCGGTGCGTGGATTTCATTCTGCTCACTATTGCAGCTATGGCCTGACGCAATGATGCATGTGTGGGTAATGATGCCGGACGACCTGAAAGCGGCGCTACCGCCAATCGTGGTTAAAGGTGTGAGCTACTCCATCATGCTGGTTGGCATCCTCGGCAAGATGAACGGCATGAGGAAGGAAAACCGGAGGCTGCGCAATGATGTCGATTCTCGCTAAATACTGGCGACCGCTGGCAATTATTATAATTGTTGCCGCTGGCGCGTTGTGGGCGACAAATAAAGTATCCAGTTATGGCGAGCAGCAATACAATGCCGGATACGCAAAGGCCGTCGCAGAGCAGAAGGCGGCAGACAAACAAGAGGAGCAACGACGCAATGCAGAACTGCAAAAGATTCAAGCCGATGCACAGCAAAGGATTGATGCTGCGAGTAATGATGCTGTCAATGCTGCTGCTAAGTCTGGCAGGTTGCAGCAACAACTCACCAGCATCCGCAAGCAGCTCGTCGGATATTCCACCGCTGAGTCCATTGGCAATCCAGCCTCCAGTACCGGAATTTTGCTTGCCGACGTGCTCAGCAAATCTGTCGAAAGAAATCGACAACTGGCAGATTATGCTGACATGGCAAGAGAAGCAGGATTAGCGTGTGAGGTGCAGTATAATTCGCTGCGTAACAAAAAACCCCTCAATTGAGGGGTTTTTCTTATGAATCAGCGAGTGCGAATCGCCGACTGCTGCCAGAAAACATGTACCGAAGTTCACGTTGTCGTTACTTTTAAACAAGGTAATAGTAGCAACAGCCTTTTCCTGCGTCAACCCCACGAGCAATAAAAAAGCCCCGTGAAGGGGCTTGTGTTTAATTGGTTTGCTCTGAGTTTTCTCGCTGCTTCCACATCTGCTTCAGCTGGAAATAAATATACGCCTCATCACCATCCTTCGCATTGCGTTCCATTTTCTCACACCATGCTGATGGTTTTTGTGGCTCACTCTGCTGGCAATACTGTTGGTTCATCAGCAGATTCCTCAACCGCAGCTTCAACGATGCGCACCAGTGAACACTCAAGGTTCGGTGCGTTGTAATTACCCGCCAGAAACAGAACACTACCAGTACTAATCAGCACCTGTTTCGCGTTTGCCTGCGACAGGTTCTGCACGATGAATTGCGCTGTTTCGGTGCCGATTTTCAGTACTGCGCTTCCGTCGCTGTTCAGTGACACCAGTTGCGCGGAAGTGTCAGCAATGTTGGTGTAGTTCGCGTTTCGTTGCGCGATTGTGATGTCGCAGAATGACATTTTATGCTCCTGTGGTGATGTGAATTTTGCCATTTTCGCCATATGTTGCCGATTCTATTGTTGCGGTGATTATAGATACCCCATCAAAAGATGCGTCGAGACTGAAGCTAACTACGCCAGCAACCTTGCGTCCTTCCTGATCAACAATCATGCTTCTGCCATTAACTTGCTCAATATGGAGATACACTGGCTCGTCATTAGGTAGCGGCATTATTTAATCTCCATTTCAGTAACTTTGATTTTATCAATAATAAATGCATCAATGGGAATCTCTACCAGGACGCCATTAGCCTTGATTCGCAATGATGGGGTAAGAAACTCTTTGTGACCATCTTTATCGACGATAAAACATTGCCTCTCACCATCATCAAACTCAATATCGATATAGCATGAGCTATGCGTTGCTTTCATCGCTTACTCTCCAGTTCTTTTGCGCGAATTGCGCTGTCAATGATGTCTTGTAAATCCTGCTCGCGTGATTTGTGCCCGCGCTCGCCAGCTTGCAGCGCCTTCTTGATTAAGTGCTGCAATGCAGGGTTGGTGACATTCCATGCCATGAGCACATCGTACACGTCAACAAATACACCAGGCTTAATTTCGTGCAGGTATTTGTTTCCAAGTTGCGCCTCATGTCGTTTCCCGTCGATGTGAATCTCGCCAACTTTGGCTGGCTTGCATCGGCAATTAGTGTGACCAAAAATCGGATATCCTTCAGGCAGGAAGCCGCCAACAAATGTGGTGCTGGGAATAAAGCCACCTCGATTCAAATCTGCTTCCGGCGCGCCAATGCAATCGTTGAGATCTTGCTCGTCGGTAATTGACTCGCGGTATGCAATAACAATATCCCCTAAGGCTTCAATCTCACTAATGCGACCAGCATAATAGCGACCTAGACAGTAAGTTTCACCGGTATGGCCTGACTTAACCACAAGAACCGCTGAGTTATGACCATCAAAATCCTTCTCACAACCCTTCCGATATTTCCACTTCTTCATTTCTCTCTCCACTTAATCATCTCGCGTCACGGCATAGTAACGCGGTTGTATTCATCAACATCAAAATTTGCACGAATTAAATCATACACATCATTTTTAGACATATCAGCCAGTGCCACATAGCAACGGGCAAAGTAGCGAACATCACGGAGTGTCAGCGGCTGCCGCTTCTCCACAATGCTGGTGATAATGTCCATCGGCTCTCGTCGTGGTCTTGGCATATTTATTACTCCTTTTCGAAATTTATTATTGACGAATCTACGTCACTTGGTCAATACTGTTGGTGTAGAATGATTCTACCACAACGAAAGGGGTGATGTGGAAATGCAATACAAAGAAATAGCAGCGAGATACCAGAAGGAGGTTCGCGAGGTTATGGAAATTCTTAACGTTCGCGAGGATACCATTAAGTTTGTGGAAACTGCCATGTGTTCATTGGCGCTTGAGGCGGAGGTTGCAGGTCGTGAAAAGGCTGACGAACTTATATCTGCGTTGGTTTATAGTTCAACCAGTAACGGTTGAAGATGAAGGTTATCTGTGCGTTGAGCACGTTGTTATTAAATTCTACGGGAGAAATTATAAATGGCGCATGACGAGCTGTACGAAGAATCGTTAATCCAGCGACTGAATGAAGTTGAACGCACTCGTGAATGGCTAGAATGCGAACTGCGAGAGGTGCGAAACCGCATGCAACGCAAGCGTAGTCAACAGAAAGATGTTATCGATTGGTCTGGCGATGCACCTAAATTTAACAATCTTGGGGAGTGGATAAAATGAGCGCACCATATATGCCAATGATGAATGATGAAGGAATTTTAGAGTGCCCATTATGTCAATCGACAATAGCTCATGCGGATAGTGTTGATAGCGAGTGGATTGTCGAGTGCTACGAGTGCGGATGCAAAACTGGTGCTTACATGACTGATAAGGGGGCAATTGAGTCATGGAATACCCGCAACGGACACCTCTACACCGCTGACGACTTCAATCAGGCAGCAGAGGAGCGTGATCATGGATTATAAGTCACAAATCATGCGCGTGATTATCAATCATCCAGGAGCAACGCGTGCATACATTGAGAAGCATTGCGGCGGTAAGCATTCAAGCACCACAACGCATCGTCTGCATGAGATGCTTGCGCTTGGCTTCATTCGCCGCGAGAAGTCGGTGATTCGTGGTGGAAAATGGCAGTATAAATATTTCATCTCTGACGATGCAGCTGGCATTGATGATGCGATTAAGTGCCATTTGCTTGATAACGAAGGCGCGGAAGTGAAAGAAATCAGCTCCGCCACTGGCATTGATTATCGCATCGTGAAAATCCGCATCCGCATTATGTTTCATAACGGTGATGTAACGCGAAGCTATGACCACCACAAGAAGCTGTGGCGTTATTCATGGCGTGAGCAGGAGGTTAACGTCAGCAATCTGTTCAATTCACTGCTTCGCAACGTAAGAGGTCAACATGGGGAAAGCAAAACGCAAGAAGCAAGAGTATGAGCCACTGCCGCCATGCGAAATGTCAGGAATGCCGCAGCAGGAGGATGTATTTCTCACCGAAGCCGAATGGCGCAAAGTGGCGAGGGTGCAAATCATGTTCCGCAAACTTGCTGAGGATGTACTAAATGAGATGGGCTATTAAGCATAAATCTGGCAGAACTCTGTTTGTGACATCAGATGAGTTTGTTGCCAATAACCGTAGAAAGATGGGTTGGATAGTGGAGGAAGTGAAGATGTCGAGTAGAGAGCAGTTTGAACAGAAAATTCAGCACGCATATGGCGAGGATTATCTGGCAGTTAATGATGATGGTGATTACGTTAACTGGATAACAGCTGACTTATGGGAATTTTGGGTTGCATCGCGAGCTGAGATTGAGATTGAATTGCCAGAGGAAGAAAGTTTGGGATGCCACGCCATTTACTATGCAGAAGATGTTATTGAGGTAATTGAACAAGCAGGTTTAAAGGTGAAAAAATGATTATCCAACTAAACGACATCATGAAAGCAGACATCATTCAGCTTGAAGATTATGATGTGCAACTGGCGTTTGAAATAGAAACTGTTGAGCGTCAACTGCAATATGCAGATAAGAAGAACGACTGCGTCTGGCATGAGAAAGCACTTAAGGCTCGCGACCACATGAAGCGCACGCGAGCACTTATTAAAACTCGTCTGGATAAGCTGTATTACGGCGAGGAAAGGATGATTCAAGGGGCAATACTGGCGCAAATTCGCAAGGAAATGTCGATTGGCAAGTTCATGTCATACGTCCACCGAGCGAAGCGGGAGGCAGGGTTATGATTCCATTACTGTGGATATTATCCGCCTACGCATTCGCGAGAGTATTTGAGGCTGACACTCTATACCAGATGATTTGCTATGGCGCACTGTTTTGCTTATCTGGAGCCGCTATCGCATTTATGGATGATGTGATTTCAGAATAACTCCGTATATCTTTTGTTCATCATGGGCTGCTATCCTTTAATCAGGAGGTGGCCCATGAACATAATCCATATCACTTACTTTCTCACGCTATACGTACTCACCGATTCGCCATTGTTTGCACTTGCTACCGCCTCATGGTGCTATATCTCCCTGTGTTATAATTCGACCACAAACTAACCGTGGAGAGTTAACCATGATTGTCAAGATTGGCGATAAGTGGGTGGTCAAGTCGAAAGACGGCTCACAGCAATTTGGCGAATACGACACAGAGGAAGCCGCCAAAAAACGCCTCGCAGAAGTGGAAGCGTTCAAGCACATGAATAATAAATTGCAGGTTAATGTCCTGACGACCATCAACTCCGCAAGCAATATCAGTGAGCAAATCATTGATGGAGACCCGCACTACGTGATTAAAAACGTCGTGCCAGTGGTTGATGATGTTGTGATGAACAATGGCCTGTATCCGGGTGAGGAAATTCGCAAGAGCTATCACGGACTTGATGGCAAACCTGCGCCATACAATCACCCGATGATTGACGGCAAATACGTCTCCGCAAGCATGACCCGCGCAGCTAACCAGTTCAGCGTTGGCGCATGGATTGAAAACTCATCCCATGACGGCAGCAAGGCGCTGGTAGACCTGAAGGTTAACAAAGTCATCGCCGAACGTTCAGAGAAAGGACAGGAGCTGCTCGGTCGCATTGAGGCGCTAATGAACTCAGCCAAAGGCGCTGAACCAATCCACGTATCCACTGGCTTACTGCTCAACCGCGAAGCTGCGGAAGGTACAAGCAAAGGGAAAAAATACACATGGATTGCGCGCAACATGGAGTGGGACCATCTCGCAATCCTGCCACCGGGAGTACCGGGAGCCGGAACGCCAGAAGATGGTGTTGGAATCTTTGCCACCAATGGCGAGCAAATCGAACGCGTCACTGTAAACCTTGAGGATTCAACTGTGCCAGACGAAAGCGCCAACAAGATTAATTATAAATCGTGGCTACACAAAGCCATCAACTACATCACCAACAAATCAGACCTGTCGTTTGAGAACATCAGCGAGCAGATTCGCCAGATTCTGAAAGCTGAAGTCGGTGAAGCTGTATGGCCTTATATCGTGGCCGTGTACAACGACCGCGTTGGATTTGAAATCAAAGGCCAGATTTTCCAGCAGTTCTACATCGTTGAAGATGATGTGGTAAAATTGGTCGGTGAGCGGGTCAAGGCTGTTTATAAGACTGAACTTGAGCCGGTAAAATCAACTGAAGGGGAAATCTCAATGACGAACGAGGAATTACAGGCGGTACTCGCTGAAGCCCTCAAGCCGGTTCAGGAATCGTTGACAGCTGTCAACCAGAAGCTGACCGACATCGAAGCTGAAAACGTTAAGCTGAAAGAGCAATTGCAGGCGAATACCGAGCAGGAAGAAACCGCGATGCGTGCTGCCATCATCGCTGAACTGAAACTGCCGGAATCCGCTGTGAATGCACTGAAAGGCGAAGCACTGCGTGAAACCTATGCGCTGACCAGTAAGCCTGCCGCGCTGAAGGGTGGCTTCCAGCCGAACCACGCTGATGACGATTTTGATATGGAGGCACCGGAATAATGGCTACTATCCGTTATGGCACCATCATTGGTGGCCCAGCTCGCAAGAACGACCCGCAGATTCGCGAAGGCATCATGAATGCCGCATTGCAGCCGGGCGCGCTGGTTGATTTCAACACTGATGACAAAATCATCGCACACGCTACCGCTGGCGGTCAGGGGTTCCCTTACGTGCTTCAGCACAACTACATCGGCGGCGGTGATGTATCTGAAGCAGTTCCGGCTAATGCTACTGGCATGGCTGTGCAGTGTGAATTTGGTGTTACCTATCACGCACTGGTTGCGCAGAGTTCAGTGCTGAAGAAAGGTACTCCGCTGGCAAGCAATGGCGCTGGTGCGCTGAAGGTTGCTGGTGATGGGGATAATATCCTGTTCTACTCCTATGAAACTTACACCGTTGCCTCTGACGGCGCTGAGCTGGTTGCAGTTCGTCGCGCTGGCAATGCTTCCATGCCTGCTGGAGCTTAATAATGGAAAAGATTATTTTTACCAAAGATTTGGTAGCCAACTCCGCAGTAGTGGCTGACCAGTGGAAACATCTCACCATCGACCGTAAAGTGTTCTGCAACGCAGAAGCTGAACTGGCGAAAACTTACGGTGTTAACGCCACCGCACTGGTAACAAAAGATTACTGGCGCGACGTGGATAATGTTACCACCCGTGTTTTCCGCAACGAAGCTGGTCAGGATATGATGGCTGACCTGATGGGTATCGCGGCAAACATCAATATCGGTAAGACTGTGGCAATCAGCCGCATTGCTTCCGATGCTGGTAAGGTCGTCCGCACTCTGTCTGGTCAGGAGCCGGAAGATTTGGATAAAACTCGCTACGATTACACTGGCGATGTGATTCCAATCTTCAAAACTGGCTACAGCCGCGAATGGCGCGAACTGCTGGGCATGCAGTCTGAAGGCTTCGACCCACTGCTGGACGATCAGGCCAACGTCACCTTTAACCTGCGTTCTGACATGGCGCAGTATCTGCTGACCGGCGACCAGACTCTGAACGTGAACGGCGTTTACACTGGTTACGGTATCACCAACCACCCGAACACCATTCAGGTTAACCTGAATGCTTCCGGCGGCCTGAATATCGACCTGCAAACCGCAACGCCAGATGAAATCGTGACCTTCTTCAATCAGGATTTCCAGGCTATTCTGGATGCGCAGAACGTATTTGAGCAGGTGACTCTATGGGTTTCCCCGGCAGTGCGTCGTAGCTTCATGCGTCCGTATTCTGATGCAGCAGGTTTCAAAGGTGGCACTGTTGAACAGTACATCACGCAGTTTGGCAATGGTCGCATCGGCAAGATTGGCACCAACTTCCTGCTGACTGGCAACCATTTCGTTGGCTACGTTCGCAACGACATGTACATCCGTCCGCGTGTTGCTCAGCCTGTTTCCACCTATGCGGCAGCCCGTGACAACCCGCACGATAACTTTAACTTTATGGTGTGGTCAGCTTTCGGTTTGCAAATCCGTAAGGATTTCACTGGTAAGTCCAAAGTGTTCAACGGCTACGGAACGCAAACTCCGCTGTAATAAAAAAGGGGCGAAAGCCCCTTTGTAACCATTAGAGGTCACCATGGGTAATAAAGGCATTGAGCAAGAGATTCAGGACAAAGGCAGTGAAGCGTCACGAGTAACCAGAAAACACATTGAAGACGTCATTGTCAGCGAGCACTACTTTACGGGTTATGATGGACGTAATGGCGCCATTTCCAGCAACGAATATTGTGGCAGGGAAAAACCAGAAGAAGGCGATCGTAATTTATCGCCATTGAAGTTGCTCACTTTCTGCGTCTTGGTGTTGAAAAACGGATTCACCGTGACCGGAGAAAGCGCCTGCGCCAGTCCAGAGAATTTCGATGCTGAAATTGGTCGCAAGATTGCCAGAGAGAATGCGGTAAATAAAATCTGGATGCTTGAGGGTTATCTCCTTAAGCAGAGTCTTTCGGAGGTAAAAAATGGCTAAATACGAAGTCATCGCACGCGGAATATTTGTTAAAGAGAAAGGCAAGATTCGTGAATTGCAGCTTGGCGAGGTTATCACAGAGCCTGCTGAGCATCTGATGTCAAAGCTGCGCGTTATGCCGGAACTGGAAAAGTCTTTCGAAGTAGCAACCCCACAAGAAAAGACGACAAAGAAAAAGAAAGCAGAGTAAACTAAACCCGCATCATGCGGGTTTTTTATTGGGGGGTTTCTATGGCTGTAAGATACGACATATTCACCACGCGGGATGACGGTGAGGTGATGCTTGATGAGTTGATGTCCGCTGACTGGACTGCGCTACAGGTTAACGTGATGCCGCTTAATTCATCTGGCGCATACACGCCACTGGTTAGCGGAACCGTGTCCGTGAAGGTGTCGCCATTTGAATCTGGCAACTACTGGATTGACGTCAACAATAATAATTATTACGGCGTGGCATTGCGCCTGAAGATAATCAAAACTGAATTGCCAGCAGCGGTAAGTTCGCTGCGCGTTTCTGTCTGGCGCGCTGGTGTCTCTCCGCAATCGGTAGTAAACCTTCAACCTGACGTGGCGCTAAGCGACATCACCACGCAGTCATATATTGAGCGCGCCAACAAGCAAGGCAAGCTGTTCACTGCGTCGCGTAGAGTAACTGATGTTGCTGGCGGCTCAAACCTTGATAGCATATTTATCACCGGAGCAAAACAGGTGATATTTAACCAGCGCATCATTGGTTACACAGGGAAGGGTGTTATTGCATCAATCTATCGCGGCGCGGTTGCCGCTGGCGGTGCGGCTGCAGAGATTAACAACCCAAACGACATAACGCCGCAGGCAGCTACGGCGCAGTTACTTACTGGCGCTACCGTGACAAACATCGGGCAGATGACGGTAGCGGCAACATACAGTGAGGGCAACGCATCGAATCAGGGGCAGGGTAACTCGCAGGCGAAACTCGGCGAGCAGATTATCATGGCACCAAATACGACGTATTTGCTTCGCATAACATCACTGGATACTGCGGCGCAGAATATCAATGCGTATGTGTCATGGTTTGAGGATGATACTTATCTGGCATGATAAAAGAAAAGCCCCGCGAGGGGCTTTGTTTATTGTTTATCCGGGTCGGCGTAGAAATTCAGTAGCTTTATGAAATCTCTTTTCCCTGAATGATTAAGATAAAATCCAGCAATTTCACTAAACGCTTCGTTTGCCGCTCTTACACTGCAACCCATATTTAAAGCATCACGCGCTGCAATGGCTGCACTTTTTGTTTTTTCTTTAATGCTCATCACTAAATCCTCATTGGCATAACAATAACTTTTGCTGTCTCGCCAGTTGGAGCGCTGACACTGGCAACGGCGGCGTTAGTATTGCCATTCAGGTCAAAGCGCACGCCTTCCCATTTCGGATTAAACAATTTCGCCAGCTTTTCAGCATCTGCCAGGTATTTTGCATTGAAGCCGATTTTCTCGGCTGGCGCAGTCTGTTTTGGAATGACGCGATCAATATCCGGGAATCTCCCGTCAATAACTTCGCAGATACCAGCACCGACCATTACATCAAGTTCATCGTGATAAGTGACCATTTTTGTTTTAGTGTCCAGCACTGCATATGAGTAGCGCTTTAACGGTGACTTGCTGACTGACACAATCACGTTATCAGTGAGTTTATTTTCATGCTTACTGGCAATGAATGCGCGATGACCGTCAGTAGCTGCAACGCGACCATCCGGCATAAAACAGATGCCATTGAGGTAGTAACGCACATCATTCTTGGCCTGAAACATCAATGAGCCTTCGAGTAATAACTTGCTGATTTTTAATTTCATCACTTTACCTTTATCATGTGTTGTTTTGCGACTTTCAGGCACTCATCAAAAATACTACCTTTCTTCGCGCTCTGATGACGCCTGTAATGCTCAATCGCTGCATCAATTGCGCGCTGGTCGATATCTGGTAGCTTGGCGCTGAGTTGTTTTTCTATGAATTGTTCTGGGGTCATTTGTAGTTATCCTTCAGTTCAGCAATCATGTCATCTATGCACCTATCAGATTCAACATAATCACCACTTGCATTTTCAATGCAGGAAATCATTTCTTCAACACTAAAGTCAGATATGAGCATAAATTCAATAATGCAATACATAGCAATTCTGAACTCATCATCTGAGTTGCATTGATTAAGTATATCTTTGATTGCGCACGTTACTTGTTGTTGATTCATTTCATCTGCTCCAAAATCGCCATAACTTCCTGAATATCCTTCGCCTGAATCTGGATGAACTCTTCATCTTCTGGCATCACAAAGCCAGCCATGAATCGCACATGGTCAGCATCTTTCAGCAACTCAACCAGACGGTCAACTGGCTTAACCTTTTTCGCTTTGAGCACTTTAGCGGTAACTTTATCCTTGCCTTGCGCCTTTGCCTCAGTAACAGCTTCGTCGATAACCTTGACGGCATCATCACCATGCTCGCGGGTCACGGCAACAGCATTGGCATAGCTAATCTGCCCTAAGTTAATGCGCTCCTTGATTTCTGGTGGCACATCACCCAATGACAGATGCATTTGCACATCGGAAACTGAGCGACCAACTTTCTTAGCGATTTCCTCGTTAGTCCAGCCAAACCCTTTCAGACGCACATATGCTTTTGCACGTTCAAATGGGTCAAGCTGTTTACCCTGGCTTGATGACACCATGAATGCGATTTTGTCAGCTTCGTCGCCAGTGAAATCTTTGCACTCAATACGCGCGATAGGTGCGCCGCGTTCAATGGCCTTCAATGCGCCAAGATAGCGATGCTGACCATCAAGAATGCGGATTCCCTTCTCGTCCGGAATAACTGTTAATGCTGGCAGTGGCTGACCTGACTCCCAGCACTGTGCGAAATACTCCACATGCTGCTCATCTGCTTCACGGATGTTATATCCCGGCTCCAGATAGATTTGCTCAACTGGCACGAGATAGGTTTTGTTAACAGCGATGCCGTTACGCGTTTCTTTGTCTGAATATATTTTGCTGAGTGTTTTCATTTTTTCTTTCCTAATGCTTTCTTGATCGCTTTGTTAGCCAGATTTAACGGATGGTCATCATGACAGTCATCGGAAGATACAGCGCAAACATCATCAACGTAATCGCGAAGCTGGCGAAGTGCTTCGAGTAATTCTGGCGCTGCGGCTACTAACTTTGCATTCGACAAATGCTCAATGCGTGATACATCCCTATGAGCGCCTTCATCGCTCCAGTGTTCAAACCCAGCCTTCTCCCAACCGGGGATAATTGCTATAGAATTAATCACCCTAATAATCCCAAAACCATTATCATCAACTACATCAGTATAAACTTCATGGCGCTTAACGCACTCCCACTCACCTTTCGTACCCTTGAATTCATCTTTCATTTGATTCACCACTTTCTTCTAATAAAAGTTCATAGTTTGCAATGTATGCATTGGCCAGATGATACATTTGCTCTGCGGCGCAGCATTCTGGGCCGCTGAAGTCATCAATAGAGCCAGCATTGCTGAGTGCATCAACACAATTACGAAAATCAATCACGGTATTGCGGAACATACAGTAGTACATGTTTGCCATGATCACTCCTCATCACCAGAATTAGCAATATCGTAAAACTGACCGTAGGTTATCTGCTTAAAATCGTCAGGTATTGTTACCTGCCCATGACCTTCATCTTTTGTATTTGGCACGGCAAAAATCAGGCAATCATCCTTTTGCGGGTGTTTGCCGCCATAAGTAGACAGCATTGCAAAACAAAGTCCGCGACCTGATTGCTCACAAATGCCCGTGCGCGCAATTCCATAATGATTAACTATGTAGTCTTTCCATTCTGGCAATAACTTTAATTGCTCATTTGCTTCTCGCATCACTGCGTCCAGCTTTTTGTTGTATTCACGACCATCCTTTGTGTTTCCTTTCCCACGAGCCACAATTACACGCTGACCTTCCCAGAAGTCTTCGCGCTTTATTGTCACAGGGCACGGAAATTCAAACTGCTTACTCCACACAAAGCTCTCAAGTAAGCCACCACCGACTGCTCCCCAGCTACGTGTCGTGGTGAAAGCGATAGCGCCAACCTTTTTCATTGCATCACCGAGAATTTCATTGCGGCGCTTTTGGATGTCATCATATGAGTCAATAACTTTCTTAACATCAGCACCTTCAACCATGTAATAATCATAATGTTTTGCGTTGCTGCTCATCTTCATCACCTCTAGCATTTATTGTTGTTTCTACGTCATTACTATAAACACCCCATCAATCTACGTCAACAGGAATATGCTAAAATCATGCTAATCAAACAACAGGAGATTTAAACATGGGTTCAACAAACGGTCCGTCTCGTTCACGCGCTACTGGCAACACAAAAACTGGCGGCAAAACTGGCGCAGTTAAGCCAAACGGCTCTACCCGCTCACCATCGCGCGGTAAAAAATAATGTTCGGCGCAGACGTTGCCATCATGATCATGTATGTGCTGGGTTTTGCCTGCACGGGCATGGTAGCGTTTCTGGTGTTCATTCCGGCAATGGTGATGTCTGTGTATCTTGGATGGGTGCTTGTTGATTCTTTTCCCGCCGAATATCTGTATTACCTTGCGCAGTCTATGGTCTGGTTGTTTCCAGCTATTGCACTGCGCAAAAGTACAAAGATGGCGCTCTGCGTGCTGACGATGAGCCTTTACGAATGGCTGGTTGCGATAGAGTCATTCGTATGGGAATTTATCACGCCTGTAGAAACGCCGCTTCATGCGCAGTACGCATTTATTATTATCGGCATCCATCTGTTCATCCTTTCCATCACTTTTAAATGGGGCGGCGAAATTGGACATTATTCTTGGCGTGGTTGCCATCGTTTTTTCGCTGATTCAAATCTATAAGTGCTGGAAACATATCATCAGCGAGACTCGCAATGAACGAAACACTAAGGCAGGCCGCGGAGCAAGTTATAAGCGGAACGACAGGACAGGTGATTGATAAGGCTGGGTATGCCTCTATTGGTACTGGTATCGGCCTGAAAGTTGCAGAACAAACACCTGTCACGCAGTCTTATTTTGAGGCCATGATTCCACAATCATTAACTGAATGGGCGGCAGTAGCGTCAATCCTTGGTGCGCTGTCACTGGTAATAAAAAACCTGTTTGAGATGTGGTGGAAAGTACGGGAGTCAAAGAGAAATGACAGCACCAACACCTGAAGAGCTGGTCAGCCAGATGGCGAATCGCGGCATGACCATCACCACAACGGATGCGTCTGGCATTCTGTGCCTTGTGGCGTCAATCAGTGAATGCCTTGAGCTGAACTATCCCAATGATGAATGCCGACAAAATGCGATCATGCTGTGGGCTTCCATCCTGATTAGCGCAAATACCGCAGGGCGTTACGTTACCAGCCAGAGTGCACCGTCTGGCGCATCACAATCATTCGCTTATGGCAGCAAGCCGTGGGTGGCTCTGTACAATCAGATGAAGCTACTGGATACAGCTGGATGTACTGGCGATTTGGTGGAAGACCCTGATGGAAGCGGTAAACCGTGGTTTGCGGTTGTACGTGGGAGTAAGTGTAAATGACTTCGCTGGCTAACTGGAGCTACACGCAACCATGCACCATCTGGCACAAAAGCGGCACGGACAAGTACGGCAAGCCAACTTTTGACGCGCCAGTGAGCATCATGTGCGATTATGGCTTTAACGATGATGTATCGACCGATGCGAAAGGCAATGAGATTGTGCAGAAGAATACTTTCTGGACAGAATATACCGGTGCGAAGGTTGGTGATTACATCATGATTGGAACGGTGACAGAAGCTGACCCGCTGGCGGCTGGCGCAAACCAGATTCTGAATATTATTAATTACGGCTCAACGTTTAATCGCGCTGAACCACCTGATTTTGCACTGGTGACATAATGCCAGCGAAATTAAGGGGCGTCAGGCAGGCCGTAGAAAGAACATCGCAAATTGTGGACGAGATAATCGCCACGAAAGCTGTTCGTGCTCTGAAATCGGCGACATATATCATCCGCACCGAATCAGCCACGCTAACACCAATTGATACATCGACACTGATTAACAGTCAGTTTGATACCGTGGAAGTTAGCGGGACTCGAATCACTGGCAAGGTTGGTTATTCTGCGAAATATGCGCTGTACGTCCACAATGCCAGCGGTAAACTTTCAGGTAAACCACGGAGCAACGGCAACGGCACGTATTGGTCGCCGGGTGCTGAACCGCAATTCCTGACCAAATCGGCGCAGCGCACAAAAGACCTTGTTGATAGCGTGATTAAGAAGGAGATGACACTCTAATGAATATGCTTGAACGAGTTTTTAATTATTTAAACGATGCAGGACTGCTGGATGGGTGGACTGCACAACTTCAATTATGGAATGATACTGGAGTGGGCGAGGATCGCTTCCTTGTCCTGAAAACAAGTGGCGGAACAGGTATCCGCCAAGGGTTATCAAATGACTTTTATTTCAAGCTTTTTGTTGTTGGTCAGCAAGGGCAATATGATGCCGAAGTTGTTGATAATAAAGCTAACGAAATAATTGAATACATAAAAGAAAACCCGATTGATAGCTGCCTGAACTACATACAGATGCAATCTCCGCTTGGTGATATGATGTTAACAGAAGAGAAGAGGCTTGTTCACGAATTGTTATTAAGGGTAGTTTACGGGTAATTATTTGCCGTGATTGCTATGAAATTCGGGGCTTATCTCAGCAGACTTTCTGGCACATACAGCCTCGAAGAAATCATCAAAATAACCAAGCACGACCCTGCTCTTATTTTTTTGGATATACGACACCCATAAACACTTAACCTTGTGCCAACTTACACCACACACTCCTGATGAATTGTTTTTGTATTTACTCTTATTTTGCATATTTATTAACTTGCTAACGATCCTTAAATTCTCGATCCTATTATCAATCTTGTCGTGGTTTATGTGGTCAATTTCCATTCCGTCGGTATTGCGCCGTTATGCATTTCCCATATGATGCGGTGCGCTAAATGCTTAGACTTACCAATCTTAACCCTAATGTATCCATTGTCATCAACTGTTCCAGCTTTTGTCATGGCCTTAATTCTGTTATTCCCGGCTGGTGCAGACCAGTACAGCTCACCATTTATGTACGTGAATAATGAATTTAAATTCATGAGATTACCTTTATATTGCTTGATTTCTATGTGAAATTTTTACTGCGAATTGCTTATGGATTGATTTGTGGTTTTTTAGTTTAGATGGCACACCATGCAGGACTCGAACCTGCAACCAATAGCTTAGAAGGCTACTGCTCTATCCGTTGAGCTAATGGTGTTTAATGTGGCGGATAGTACAGGATTCGAACCTGTGAACCGTTTCCGGTTTATCGGTTAGCAACCGACTGCTTTCTGCCTCTCAGCCAACTATCCGTTGATTTAGTGCTGGTTTAAGCATTGCCAGCGTGCTTTCTTAACATCCAGCCCCGTAACCCATACATACCCCTACATATGATTGCGATAATGCTGGATATTAAGTGTTGTGGCTCTGGTGCCTCCAGATTGCTGGTCGGTAAATCCAGCAGGTAATCTCAAAACCGAAGTAGTGTTTTTTTACCTTGCCGCGTGCGCATAGCCGCATTACCACAACGGAAAGGGCACTGATGCGCTCACTTGGGACTCCTTAGCCATAACCCACGGGCTTCTGGTACACCAATGCTCTTACCTGTTGTGTGCCGGTTACGCGTCAGGCGTCTCTCGACCGCTAATTATTTTGACTTCTTCAAATTGAGATTTCATTCATTTTGGTCACCTTCCTTTCAGAAAGCTGAAAACTCACGCATAAATCAATTCATATCTTAAGTAGACTTTAATCTACACCACAAAATAATCACTGTCAACACCTGTGATATAATCACCACGTTAGCAGCTAACACAATTCGGAGATCGAAATGGCTATTTGTGCAAATGATAAAGGCGTTCTGGTCGGTCGCATGACCCGCCTATTCCTTGCTGAAGGATGCGGTGACGCAGTTCCGGATGCAGAAGACTGGAAATATCTAGGCTCAACCACCAGTAAAGGCGTTGACTACTCGCCGCAGACTACTACATCGGAAGCGGATACCACTGGCGGTTTTGTGTCAACCCTCGTTACCAGCTCTGATATGACCATCAGTGCAGAGGTGGAAATCCGCAAGAATGACCCAAGCGATGAGTTTGGCTTCCATCGTCTGGTTGAGATTTACACCACTGAACTAAAAGCGCGTCGCCAGCCCTCCCTGTGGGTGCGTGAAGTGACAGGCGCGACTATCGTTACCGCGTACTGCAACATCACCAGCATCAGTTACGAAGGTGGTACGAACGACATCGTTACTGGCAGCCTTGAGTTCAAGGTTTACGATTCTGACAGCGTTACCGTTGAAAGCCTTGAGCCTTTGAAGTTCACTACCGACCTGTCATCAACTGGCAGTGCTGGCAGTCCGTTAACTGTTGCTGTTGAAGGTGGCGTCTCTCCTTACACCTACGTGTGGCGCAAAGATGGCGTGGTTGTCGGCAGCGAATCAGGCGCAACACTGGCAAGCCCTACCGCTGGTGTGTATACCGTAACTGTCACAGACTCGTCCACTGACCCGGAAATTATTATCAGCACGGCTTGCACTGTATCATGATAAAGAAAAGCCCCGGAAGGGGCTTTGTTTTATTCTTGTGGTGGCTCTGGCAGTGGCATCCAGTGGGTGGCATCACTAATCAAGCCATATTCATTAGTTTGATGGTGATTACCGCGCCCATCTCCGTATTTAAAACTCTCCATAAAGCCATAATGTTTATCACCATTAATGTTCACAAAACCGTAATAAGCAGGAATAACGCCGATCTCACAAGCAACCAGTAAGGGAAAACTAGTTCTCCAGTTTAGCTCGCCAATTACAGGAATCCGCTCACTGCACTTAATCCACTGGATCATAACTTATCCTCATTCATTTTCAGGAAGACGATCATGGCGGCGCGTAGTGGGTTTTTATCTTGAGTAAAGTGGTATGGCGTATCATCATTGCCAACCTTTCTGTGAGTAGCTTTCCACAAGCCATTATCTGGTGCTGGAATAGTACCAATTCTGTTTTCAATAATAATAGGCTCAGCATCCTCTGGATTATTGCATGGGTCAAATTCAATCTCGTTAAAGTCGGCGTAAGAACCAGTATCACACTCGACAAATCTAACAGGCACGCCATCATCATTAAATGTCACACCAGCAATAAGCGCTACCGCCTTATTAATCTCAAAATCACTCATTTCTTCATAATTTTTCATATCACCTTATCCTCATCAAAAATCACACCAATAACACGAAGCAAATCTTTCGCCATTCTCTATGCTTCTTCGTAGTCATAACCTGCATCAACATACAGTTCAGTGTAGAAAATCAGGTCAGATTTTGTTTGTTCGTTCATTTCTTGTCATCGCTCTTAACTAATGCCCAAACAAGCGCTGCAACCCAGCCAATAAAACTCCATCCAACGAGAATATTCAGTACACAGATTGCAGTCGTATTTGTGTGCTTTCTTTGCAATGCCACAAATGATGGGAGAAGATAAGCAAATATAACCAATCCAGCGAAAAGCAACAAAATAACAACATCCATAACTACCTCATTCATATCTCGTTTCGATGATTTGAATCTACATCACCACCTAGCAGGTGTCAACACCACTGAGATGATATAATCAACATCAGTCAAATTCAGGATGCAAAACATGATCAATCGCACGCCACTAACAGAAATCGGAGAGATGCGCATCTCGCTTTCTGACAGGAGTTTTTTCTTTAAGCCATCATTCCGCGCTATGAATGAAATCGGCACACCAAAAGAAATCGTCGAGGTGTACGCCAGGCTCAATGGCATTGATTATGTTGCGCCATTGCAGCACGTCGAATACCTGCCATTTGGCGCGCAGATGCAGGTCATGAAGACCATCAGCAAGCCTGTGTATGGTCGACATGTGCTGAGCGCAGCATATATCGTAATGCAGTCATGCTGTGAGGATGATATTTCTGTGCTGATTGGTGGATGGAAACCAACACCACGCGGTGTGCGATACGTTCCAGGAATTATGCCAGTGAGCGACATTATTATTATTGCGCGCAATCTGATGCAGCACGGCATCATTGGCAAGTCACCACTCAAAGTCCCTGAACGTCTGGAAGAGCAGGGCAAGAAAACAACAAACGAATTTCATGCGTCGCAATACATCATCTCAGCACGCACGCATTTCGACATGACGCGCGATGAGGCCGAAAGCCTGTCTATGACAGAGTTTCAGATGATGATTAAGAATAAATATCCAGAGCCGAAAGGGTTAACGAAAGAAGAACGCGCGGCAGAGTACGATCAGGCTAAAGCAGACCGCGAGCGCATGAAGGCACTGGCTGAACGCAAAGCGAAAAAAGCGAGGAATACATAATGACTGAAGAAGTCGGCGGAATTGTCTATGAAGTCGGGATGGATGTTGAGGGGCTAAAAAAAGGCACGCAACGCGCGAGAGATGAATTTGGACGATTCGTTAAATCAGGAACGTCAGCAACAGATACACTTAATGGCGTTGATAACGCAGCAAAGAAAACTGGCAAAACATTTGGCGGGCTGTCTGGCTCTGTTTCTGGTTTAAAAACGCAGATGACAGCTCTTGCTGGCGCAATATCCGTGTCACTGATTATCGAATGGGGCAAGCGATTCCTTGAGGTTGCTGATAACATGACGCAGCTTCAGGCAAGGATTGCTCGACTGTCAACTGACGCGAAAACCGCTAACGAAACATTCAGTACACTGGCAAACATTGCCTCAACCACTGGCGCAAGCCTCAGCGACACCACGAAGCTATGGGAAACATTGACGTCTTCACTGAAAGATGCTGGCGCGACAAATGCGCAGGTTCTGAACCTTACCGATACCCTGCAAAAAATAGGTCGAATCGGAGGGTCATCAACCGAAGAAATGGCGAACGCATTACGTCAGTTCGGTCAGTCAATCGCATCTGGCACAATCCGTGCGGAAGAGTTCAACTCCATCCTTGAGCAGATGCCTGAACTTGCTCGCCAGATAGCGGCAGGTCTTGGCATTTCAATGGGTGAACTTCGCGCCAGAATGCTTGACGGAAAACTGACGGCAGAAGATGCCCTGAACGCTATTCAGGACAGAACAAGCGTCGTCAATGCTGAGTTTGAAAAACTTCCTCGCACAATGGATCAGGCCGTTGGCTCTCTTGAAGTTTCATTCTCCAAACTTGTGGTTGCCGTTAACGATGCCACTGGTGCATCAAAAACAGCAGTAGAGATTATCGACCAACTGGCAAAATACATTGATTTCCTCGGTGACAAATCAACCAGCACAAGCGACAAGATTTTGTCTCTCGCCACGGTTATCTCGAAGTTAAATCCAGGTGCATGGGCGCAGATGGGAGTCGATGCGCTTTTTGGTGATGATGATATTGAAAAGCAAAAGCAATATAACGATCAGGTTGAGCGATTCGTTAAGGCTTCAAAAGAAGGTTACGAGCAGACAAAAAAACAGGCTGAAGCAACAAAACACCTGAAAATTGCACAAGCACCAACCAAGGACAAAAAAGGCAAAGGAAAGGGCAAAAGCGCCGAAGAACGACAAGCTGAATCGGTAGCTGAAAAGCTGGAGAAATTACGCCAGCAAACCATGCTCAATGCCACATCCACCAGTGAACTCTCCCGCGAGCAAGCCATCCTCAACGCGCAGCAATCGCTTGGCAAGGCTGCCACTCAGGAGCAAATAAAACTGGCTGGCGAGTACGCTGCGAAGATTTGGGACCAGAAAAACGCACTGAAGGAACAGGCAGCTGCGGAGAAGAAAAGAATAGATGCCGTAAAAGGGTACAGCGCACTAAAATCGCAAGCATCACCAATGTTTGCTGTAGAAACATCTTATCAGAAGGATATGGCTGATTTGGATGCTTATGCCAAGGCGTACCCGCAAAAAATGGCAGAGATACAGCAAACCAGAGCCACCATTGAAGAACAATACAGACAAAAACGACTTGATGCCATGTGGCAGGAGTGGAGTCAGCAAAACGCAGCCACACAAGCGGCGGCGGCGGCGTTTGATGCTTTCGGGCAGGCCGCTGGAAACGCGTTAACCGGCATTCTCACTGGCTCAATGTCTGTATCAGAGGCGTTGCGATCAATTGGTTCAAATATTCTGTCCAGTGTTATCAATGCTTTTGTGCAAATGGGTATAGACTGGGCCAAGTCAGCCATCATTGGTGCAGCAGGAATGAGCGCAGCTTCTGCGGCGACAATAGCTCAGGCGGCAGCGATATCGGCGGCGATGGCTCCAGCAGCAGCAATGACATCTCTTGCAACTGCTGGCACAAACTCCGCGCCCGCTATGGCTGGCATATCTGCAACAGTTGGTCTTGCAAAAACGCTATCCATTGCTGGCGCGCTGAAAAATGGCGGACCAGCTCAGGAAGGCTCAATGTACAGGGTTGGCGAGAATAACCTCCCTGAGATATTCCAGGCATCAAACGGTCATCAGTACATGATACCGGGCGATAGCGGTCGTGTTATCAGCAATAAAGACCTTACCGGAAGTAGCGGTGGTGTCGTGGTTTATAATAGCATCATCAATAACAGCTCAGCGCAGGTTAGCAGCAGCGCCAGAGATAATGGTGACGGCAGCGTGACGATTGAGACTATCGTTAGTGACATAGAAAACAACGGCCCCATTGGGCAAAGCATTAGCCGCAACTACTCAGCAAACCGGAGAGCAACCGAATAATGGCTATCATCAAATACCCTGACTGGCTGCCACTAGCACAGCGAGCCAGTAAAAACCTGACACAGCAAACCCCATTCCGCAGCGACCAGCCTGCGGTTGGAGCGCCGATTTTTCAGAAGATGACAACTGATATTGCAGCGACATGGAGCCTGACGTGGAAGTTTACACTGGCAGAAGAGCGCGCGTTCATCCAGTGGTTGCGTAGCCCTAGCTACCTGAACAAATGCAACAACTGGTTCACCATGATGATTGATCTCGGCGGCAGCGGATTGCAGGAACAGACGCTGCACTTTACCGATTATCCGGTGCAAACCAGTATTGATGGAGGTGTTGTTACGTGGACTGGAAATGTTATCGCCAAGAAACTCAATAACACGATGGATGAGTTTGATGATGTTCTGGTTGAACTGGATTACAGATGGTATAGCTGGCTTGATGAAGTCGTTAACCATGACCTGCCGGAGTACCCATAATGCCATCATTACGTGATTACAAAGCAAAGCGCCCTAACTGGGCGTTATTCGACACGATAACGTTTTACCACTCGTCTTTTGGTTATGTGCGTCTTGTGGCTAACGTACTTGATGAAATGGTGCTTGGCGGAGAAACATACCTCCCAGTGCGCATGGATATTACGCAGTCTCAGCAGTCGAATACACCTGCCATTAACGCAACCGTCAAGTTTGCTCGTCTGGCTAATGACTTCAAACAATACCTTAAATTGTGGACTGGTTCAGGTCGCATTGAGCCAATCAGCGCACTGTATCAACGATTTGAAGAGACTGATACGAATACACCACTGAAGCCATATCGACTGTATGTCAGCGATGTGGCTATGGATGGTTCTGATGTTACCGTTACGCTGTCAATCAAAAACCCAATCAAAGGAAACGTGGCAAAACTTTATGACATCGCTCAATTCCCCGGACTGCGTAATGTCTGATGAAGAATTTGCGCAGTTAATGTTTGGCAAGCCGTACAAGGACAGATGTTGTCATATTGACGCTGTGGATTGTTGGGGGCTGGTGGTTCTTTATTACCGCCTGTGCCGTGGCGTTAATATTCACCATGACGACAACTACGATAATGGTGGCTCTTTTGTTACCTGCTTCGATAACGAGGTGACATTCTGGCAGGATACGCAATCACCAGCGGCAGGTGACGTTATCGTAGCATATCGCGGCAATGTTCCGGTACACATCGCCATGATATGGGGCCGTGATAGAATACTTCATGCGCGAGAAAAAACGGCAGTCAGATTCGACAGGCTGCGAACACTCGAAAAAATATCAACAAAGTTAAGGTTTCTCACCTATGCCAGTAATTCATGTTCAGAAGATGCCGGGCACGCCGAAAGAAACGGGGATTGTGCCAGCGGGTACAAACCTGTGGAAGTGGCTGAATAAATCCAACCTACCAGCCAGCATTTCAATTGCGGTAAATGGCAGAGTGCTCGGTGAAGATGATGAACTTTCCTTCTGTCTGCGCGATGGCGATGTTGTCAATGTTTACTGCCAGCCGTCTGGCGCAATCGGCGATCTTATCGGTGCGATACTGAAGCCAGTAACGAAGATTTTCTCCTTCCTTACGCCGAAGGTATCCACGCCCAAAACGGATACCAGCTCGAAAACATCACCAAATACCAGCCTGAAAGCGCAGACGAACATTGCTCGCAACGGCGAGGCGCGACCTGATAACTTCGGGCAGATTCGTGCGTTTCCTGATTTGCTTCAGGAATCATTATTCGAATATATCAATAATATTAAGTACGTCACCGAGTTCATGAATTTTGGCCTCGGCAAATATGATGTTTCCTCTGTGCGTTACTCGGAATCAAATCTTGGTTCACTGGCTGGAGCGAGTTACACCATTTATCAGCCAGGAGAAGTTATTCCGGTTGTGTATGAACCTTACGCATTTGATGATGTTGATGGTCAGGAACTGTATGGACCAAACGAACTGGATACTGACCCACCGCCAGTGGTTATTGAAACTGCAACAACAAACACGGTAACAGAAACTGAGTTCGCTGGTGGTCAGATTGCAGTCAAGATACCGAAAAATTCGTCATTTGATTACTTCGTTGACCTAACTATGCCTCATGACGTGGTATTCAAACTGAATATCACTTACGCACAAGGCGGTGGCGCATCTGTTACAGAAAACGTCACGCTATCAGGAAGGCTTGTATCTGCAACAGAAACTGACGATGGCGGGCTGCCACCAGCAAACTACTGGTACACATTTATTATTAACAGCATCAACTACTCTGGTGCACCAATATCATCCCTGAATGGCGTGACGATTAATAACACCTATTTCAACCTGACAGATAACCAGCCGATTGTTTCTGGTCCGTATTTCTCGCCGATTGATGGTGATCAGCTTTGGGTGCACTTGCAACACCAGACTAATGATGGCAATGATTTCAGCGTACTCATTGAGTGGTGGAAGATTGATGACGATAACGTTCAGATTCCCGGCACATATCAGTCGATGAACTATTATCAGGACGTGGATCGGAATGACACTTTCTACTACACGATAAAATTAACACCATCTGCTGGCACTGGTCGCTATGCGATTCAAATGCGACGGACAAACAACAGCTCAGACACATCAATTCTTCAGCTTGAGGAGATTCACTCAATAGTCACGCGGACCAACGTTTCGTATCCAGATGACACAGTGGTTAAGGTTATCGTGAGAGCAACAGAAAACGCAACTGGAAGTCGAGACAGGAAATATAATGCATTAATCACGCGCCATACCATCGGATACAACCGCGATACTGGCGCTGTGCGCTACACGCTTGCGCCATCCCGTAGCTTTGCTGATGCCGTACTACACAACTGGCTGATTACCGCTGGCAATCCAGAAAACACAATTGACATCGTGAAGCTGTATGAAATTGCCGACAGCCTGCCAGATGAGCGACTTGGGTATTTTGATTACACGTTTGACGATGAGGATAAGAGCATCGGCGAGCGTTTGCAAACAATCTGTGATGCGGCGCGTGTTACTGCATTCTGGGATGATGGTGTGATGAGCTTCTCGCGTGATGAAAAACGAGAATATCCAGCTACTGTATTCAACACCAGAAACACACAGAACGATGGCTACAAACTTAGCTATGACATCAGTCTGCCAGGCACTTATGATGGCGTTAACGTCGAATATCGCGACCCAACAACGAATAAACAGGCCAACGTTTATTATCGAATTACCGACAGCGGCATTGTCGAAGGTGAGCCAACCAAAGCAAAGAAATTCGACATGCTTTATGTTCGCAATCGCTATCAGGCTGTTGACCGTGCAATACTTGAGTGTCGCCGACTTGTTTACTCACGCCGTAGCATGGAAATTAAAGCGCTTGCTGATGGCGAATGGGTTAACGTAGGTGACATGATTCAGGTAGTTGATATGTATGATGACGTGCAACAGACTGGCGTTATTGAAGCGCGCAATGGAAACGTATTCACAACCAGTGAGCAACTAACCGCTGATGATAATCTTTATGTTGTGATTACCAGTTCTGACGGCAGCGTGTCAGACAGATTGTCAGCCACAGTAACCGGATTGCATACATTCACCTGCAATCTTCCATCAGATTTCAAGTTAAACATCTGGGATGGTACAAACGTGCAATCCGAATCCCGTTACGTGCTGAGCACAGAGAAAGAACTGGACACCACTCTTTGGGTTGTCAGCCAGAAGAACCCGGGAAGTGATGGAACAACAACGCTAACAATGAGTGAATACAGTGACGACATGTACGAATATGTCATCTCGTCATCGTGATACAATATACATCAAATTCACAAAGGAGCATTTATTATAATGGCTACCACACCAACCAATAAACCAATTCCGTCAGAAGACCCGCGAGACCTGAGGTTTAATGCCGGTAAGATTGATGAGGTTGTAACATCTGACGCTCACTACTACACAGATCGTTTCGGTGTGCGCCGATGGACGATTGCTGGATTTCAGTATACGGCAGAAGAAGCTATCCGGAACTATGGGTATATCACTTTAAAGAGCTTCCAGCTTGGCGCACCACTTCCTAACAATGAATTAACTATTCCAAATCAGGTTTTGCAGGATGAAACCAATGGAGAGTATTACCGATGGGATGGACCATTTCCTAAAGCCGTTCCTGCTGGCTCAACCCCCGGAACTTCTGGTGGCATTGGTTTAGGAGCGTGGGTTAGTGTTGGTGACGCTTCATTAAGGAGCAACCTAATTGATTCATCGCAAGGAAATGGTTCGTCACTTATAACATTCAATTCAGGAATTGGGTCAAGATTGTTATCTGACAAGCTAGGTGACATTTATACCGCAAAAGACGCTGGTATTACTGGTGATGGCTCCGATGAAACCAGTAAACTTCTAAACTTAATTAACAACAGAGAAGGTAGAACTATTGATTTACAGGGACTGACTATATCTTTCACTGGCATATCTCTGACACTTACAGAAAATCTTCATGTAAAAAATGGGGTACTTAACTACATTGGTACAGATACTGCATTTGCATTGAAAATAAACACGTCTGCTAAGGTTGCGCTGGAGTCGATAAAACTCGATGGTGCAAGCGTTGCAGCAAAGGGTTTATTCATGAATGCTACAGCAACAACCGCAAGCCTGTATGTAAGTGGGTATTCTGGTTTCAATTTTAGGGAAACAACAACTGGTTTGGCTGCAGGTTTGTATGCTACCGCAGATGCATCAATGTATTGGGATGAAATAATCTTAGATAACATCCGTATCCAGGACGTAACAAACGCGGGAACCGGTACTAACGTAGGGCGCGGTGTCATGGTACAAAACTTTAAATACTGTATCGCCACTCGTCTCGACGTCAGGCGTGTCGCGCCTTATCAGGATGCAGATGGTATTTATGCCTCATCGCCCAACTATCCTGAGGCGGTATTCATATGTGGTGGTTCATACTTTGAAGACTGCCAGAAACGTGGTGTTAAATCACAAATAATGAACTCACGTGTTTTTGATATAGTGGAACGAAGAACGCAAGCGTTTGCCGTGGGGGCTGGGCAGTCCGCAGTAGACTTACAAGCTGGTGGATCACTTGATGGGTTGACGTGTTTTTATGCAGACGGTGCAGCTCCTCAGTCAATTGTGTCTGGTGGACTTATCTCAGGGGTTACCACCTTTAAAGGAATAAGCCTACGCAATGTTGATATAAACTGCGAAGACCCCACTGATGTAATACCTCGTTTAGTATCTTTTTTTAATAATTCATCTTCAACCTACGACGGGTATGTGGCCGAGAATATTAAATGTAATTGCCTTATAGAGAACTTGGGTTACTTATACAGCAACACTGGTAACTCATCTCCTTCCGCATATATATTTAAGGAGGTTATTTTCCGAAATATACAAGCATCTGGCATGGCTTCAACCTCAGCTACCGCAGTAGTGCAGATCAGTCGCGGCACATCCCAGTATGTAAAGGCCATTGTACGGGTGCAAAATTGTAATTTAGGCGACGGGACCACGGAACCTGTATACTATCTGGACCCAGCTCCTGGGACCACTTCACTACTTGAGGTGCTATTCAGACAGATTGACAACTGTAGAGGGTTCAACACAAAGGAAATCTCCAATACGGATACATCAGCCAGAATATATGTAAAAACACTTGACATAGCTGAAAACTCATCAGGACAAATTACTATTCCGGTAACAACGGAGGTTGGTCGCACTTCCTTAAAAATATTGGCCATGTATAACAGCAGTCGAGATTCTTCAACAGCAAAACTATTTACAGAGGGGGTGTTTATGCAAGGAAACACAACTTCATATTATATTGAGTCAGCGGCGGGGGTTAAGTCAAATACCAATACAGGAGATATATCAATAACAGCCTCAAACTCAAGCATCACTGTTTCAAAAACAGCTGGAACAACAAGTGCAGGGGGGAGGTTAACGGTAATAATAACTCACTTGAGTTCAATTTAATTTACATAACAAACACACCATGCAAAATAAACATTTTGCATGGTGATAACAAATGTTATTGGTTCACACGATGCCCTATGAGCGCTTGCGGAATTTTAAATAAATCACCATTTAGAACGGAATATCGTCATCAAAATCCATCGGAGGCTCATTTCCTCCTTGTGGGCTTTGTTGTGTTGGTGGCTGTTGTTGTCGTTGCGTTTGTTTCCCTGATTGCTGGCGTTGTTGCTTACCAGAATCTTCGCGTTTACCTCCAAGCATCTGCATAACACCGCCCATCTGCGGAATGACAATCTCCGTTGTATATCGGTCTACGCCGTTGCTGTCAGTCCATTTACGAGTGCGAAGCTGACCTTCGATATAAACCTGAGAACCTTTTCGAAGGTATTCTCCTGCAACTTCTGCAAGTTTCCCGAAGATGACTACGCGATGCCATTCAGTCTGCTCTTTCTTTTCTCCTGTTTGTTTGTCTTTCCACTGCTCAGATGTTGCAACGGAAAGGTTGGCAATCGCAGAGCCTGATGCAGAATATTTAACTTCCGGGTCGTTACCGAGAGTTCCGACAATAATTACTTTATTTACGCCGCGTGCCATTTATTAAAATCCTTCAATTGGAGTTGGTTTATGTTCGGTTTTTGCTTCTTCCTGCTGTTCTGGCTGATGATGTTTAGGTTTAGCCAGTTTTGCAGGGTCGAAATTATCCTGCGGAGTTATTACCACAGGAGATAATTGCTCATCGTTTATGAAAGACTCAATGCGATCGTATTCAGCAGCCGAAGCAGCCAGAGAAGGCCAGATTGCGCGAATCTTATCTTTCAGGTTGTCAGGTATTGATTTTGCTTCTTCCTTCAAGCCTTCCATGCCTTTTGCGGCGGAAAGCTGAAGTCGTGATCGCCATGACTCAAACTCTTCATCAACTTTGACGCCAGAATCTACCCATTTAATTAAACCTCGTCCATGTGCTTCACCGATATATCCGTGGTGCTGGCTATCACGACCTGATTCGAAAAAGATAGGGCGCAATTCTTCTGGCAGTTTCGTGAAGTCCTGAACCTTACCGTTATCATACATCATCATGCTAACCGTCATTTCGAACATGAAATCTTTTTCGCATACCGGATGCAGCCCAAGCGGCATTGGGTCTTTCGGGTTACTGAAGTCAGTTTTGTTTCGCGCGCGCAGACAGACAATTATATGCATGTTGCTCTGCAATAGCGCACTCATGAACTTTTTGTGCTCGGCTTTGGCGCGCTTCCAGTCTGCCATCTTCTTGCCATTAAGTAGAGGCTGGTCAGCGATATCTGAACAACCGCCTTCGCCTTCCCATTCATGAGAGCCAGAGTCTATTACCAGCACCTTAACTCCAGCCTTCTGAAACTCTTCGATAGCCTGACGATAGCGAGCAGGGCTGAATGGCGCATACAGGTCTGCATGCAGGAAATTACCATCAAGGATATTTGAATACAGTCGACCACGCCCATTTTCAGTGTCGAGAAATCCAATCTCTGATGGAGAGTCAACCATTCCACGCGCCAGTTTAAGTGCGCTATATGTTTTCCCGCTACCAGACTGACCGGAGATACCAATTACCACACGAGAACCTGAGCGCTCTGCGGGTTTGATGTTAAGGATGCTCATTTTTTATTCCTCTCAGATAACATAGCGTCAGCATACTCATAATTCATCAACGCCCAGGTACCATAAAAAACCTTACGCGTTAAATCGTCAGCCATATCAGGATTGTCATCACCATAAACCTTTTTAACCTGTTCGAAGGTGATTGGTGATTTTGATGCAAAAAAATCACGTAATGACATACCTTCCTGCCCTAATTTTTCAAATCCTTTGTCATACCCATTGGCCTGATAATCTTCTCTTGGGAATGCTGGCCCACCTGTTTCTTTGCTCATTTCATCACCTCATTTACTATAAATTAAACTGCTTCTTGAACCATTCCGGCGTTTCCATTTCGATTACCGGATTACCCATTGAGTAGCCAGGCCATGAATTGGCTTTTTTGCACGCCTTATAGATTTCCATTGCGCTGCGCAACTGAATTCGGCCAATGTGTAATTGCTCATCAGTCAGGCGAACCAGAGCCGGTATAAACGGTGCTTTCTTCTCCTGAATCAGCAGGTTTACCGAACGTGGCGGCTTCCCATATGCGGCTACAAACATGTCGTGCTGCATTGCCATTTTCATGAAGTAACCGAGTCTCGCAGCATGGCGAAAAAATTCATCAGGTTTTGCGCTGACAGTTGTTTTGTAGTCGATGATATCACCGCCTTTTGTCAGGCAGTCAAATCGAACCTTGGATGATTCTCCATTCAACTCACCGAGAATTGATACCTCAGCATGAGCGCCAGCAAGAAGGCTGCTGTAATAGCTGTTTGCGTGGATTACAGCGCGCATTTGCTGAATGGCATCATAATCATTACCTTCCAGCATCTGTTTACCAGTCGCTGCTTTTTCAGCTTCCTCACGGATAACATCATAAATCTTTACTTGCTCGCCAGTTGCCTGGATTATTTTAATCACCTCATCTTTAGTCTTTCCTGACAGCCCTTTGATGCCGCGCTCTTTCGCCCATGAGTTCATGTCTGAAGTCGTTACCAGCACAGTGCGATTACCATCCTTGTCTTTTGGAAAATCGTCCACAACTGGCATGCGCGCATATTCAGCTTCGAATCTCTCAGGCTCAAGCAGAGCTGTATGGCTTCCGGTTCCGAATACAAGAGCCTTTGATTGCTCATCTTCTTCGTCTTTGTAGCGCCAGGCTGCTGGGCATCTGTCGTAAATGTTCCACAGACCAGAGCCGTTGATGTGCTCAGTGTCTGCGTGGTACTGGTCATTACTGAGTTCGTTGTTTAGGTAGACTTTCATTGTTATTTTCCTAATGCTTTTTTGATTGCCGACTCTGCTTTTTCTTTTCCGATTTCAACATCCATCAATGTTCCATCACGCAGTGCCATTAACAACCACTGGCAAGCATCAAGTAATTCAGGTGCTGCTGCCATTAAATTAAAGTCATGCTCAACGCTACAATCCATAGCCCAATAAGTGCCATTAAATTTTGCGTTTTTATTTGAGTATGCAATGTTTCTATCATCATCAAAGTGACAACCAGGAGTTTCATCGCACCTGCATTTTGGGTAAATTGCCGCACAACCGCCACGAATATCAGCAAACCACGGTCCTTTTGTACCTTTAAATTCATTTTCCATCTTCATCACCTCACTATTTATCGTTAAATGAATCTACATCAATCTACATCATTCATCAAGTCCAAAGTAGAATAAAGTCGCTTTTTTTATTTGCTCAAGCCCTCCAGCAACCGCAGCAAATGCGCCGGATTCCGCGCTTCTATTGAGAAATGGTATCTGCCCAGGTTGCCACTCGCTAAGGTTTGTATCATGCCGCTTCAGCTCAATAGTGGCCTTGTGCCAGTTAATTCCTGGTGTAAGTATCACCACGTCAGACACGCCAGAAAGGACTCCCTTCCTTCGTCTGCTTTCAAGGTATTGCGGAGTTGGCTTCCTTGTCTCGTTTGGTGTGTGAAACCAAAGAACATCCGGTAACTTATGATTCATCCACATCCAGTAACCTATCAGATCAGTATCCTCATGTGGACAATCTCCGTGATACTCATCATCAAAGATAAATACCGCATCACTCAATTCATGCTGCTTGAATTTTTTCTTCATTCACTTCACCCAAAAAATCCTTCCTGTGAATAATGTCACGGCCTTTATCATTAATTCGATGCGTGATACGTTTTGGCGCACGAATCAACGCAGCGTACATCATGAACGTTTTCGCGTTTTGGCAATCCATCATCTTTTTCATCATGGATTTATCTGCCAGGTGCGGAAGTAGCGCTTTCATTTTAAACATATCCCGCAGATGCTTTGGCTTTCCACCAAACGGATAGAACACTTCATTGGCCCATCCCTTTTTGCCATTGGATTTCATGCAGAAATAGCGATAAAGAATGCCATCGCTATCTTTGGTTAATTCAACCTTGAAATCTTCAACATCAGTCCATTCATTGTCGGTATATGCTCGCTCATTGAGTGCTGCGTTTGGGTCACGCAGAACATGATCGCAATGACGACAATAACGAGCTGTCGGGTCGTTTTTAGTACCACATCCATCATCAAAAATACGGATGCCATGCTTATCGA